CGTTGTTACGCTGTACGATCTAAAATAGAAAACAAATAGAATTTAAGGAGCCTGCTATGCCATTCCAGAAGGGCGTTAAACCAGAGGGATCCGGTCGCAAGAAAGGATCGCAGAATAAGCGCAATATCGAGCGTCAAGAGATCTTCGATCGCATCGTCGACAAGCACGGTGATCCACTCGAAGCCTTGGCCGAGATGGCCTTCGACCCTAACCACGATCTGATGGTCCGCAAAGACTGTCTCAAGGAAGTGGTTCAGTATGGTCATGCCAAGAAGAAAGCAATCGAGATCAGTGGACCTGATGGAGGCCCGATCGAGATGCGTCTTGAACTGATTGAACAGATCACTGCCCTAATTGAGAAGCTCAACAGCAAATGACCGCGCTGTCGAAGCAAGAGCTCTCGCTCATTCAGACTAACCTCGCGCACCTCGAGATCTCAGACCTTGAGCTGCTTGCATGGCGTCTCAAATGGAAAGCCACAGCAAGGCCTGAACAGGTCACGCCAGCTGGTGATTGGACCGTATGGCTGATCCTCGCAGGTCGTGGGTTCGGTAAGACAAGAACCGGTGCCGAAGACATCGCAGACTACGCGGTCAAGAACCCAGGTGTTCGCTGCGGGGTCATTGCACCAACGTCTGCTGACATCCGAGGCGTTTGCTTTGAAGGAGAGTCAGGCATCATCAACACGCTGCCAGTGAGCCTGATTGAGAACTACAACAAGTCGATCGCCGAGATCACATTGACCAATGGATCATCGATCCGGGGCTTCTCTGCTGAGGAACCTAGCCGTCTACGTGGTCCGCAGTTCCACAGAGTCTGGTGCGATGAGCTAGCTGCTTGGCAATACTGCGAAGAGACCTGGGACATGATGCGGTTTGGATTGCGTCTTGGTGACCATCCACAGGTTGTGGTGACCACGACCCCACGGCCCATAGAGCTAGTAAGGCAGCTGATCAAGGACTCTACGAAGAAGGACAGCAAGGTCCACCTTACCAAAGGATCAACATACGACAATGCTGCGAACTTGGCCAAGTCATTCCTTGAACAGATCACGCAGTACGAAGGAACACAGTTAGGCCGCCAAGAGATCCACGCCGAGGTCATCGACCCAGAAGAGTCAGGCATCATCAAACGCAGCTGGATCAAGCTGTGGTCCAAGGATAAGCCGCTTCCTGGCCTTGAGTACATTGTCATGAGCCTTGACACGGCATTCACTGAGAAGACTACAGACCGCAAGAATCACGATCCTGACCCCACGGCCTGCTCCGTATGGGGCGTGTTCAGGCACGACAAGAAGCCTGCATTCATTCTCCTTGACTGCTGGCAAGATCACCTTGGGTTGCCAGGCCTGATCGAGCGAGTCAAAAAAGAGTACACCGTCAGGTACGGCGACGATGACATGAAGCCCATGATCAAGCCGCTTGTAGGCCCGAAACAGTCTTACCTGACCGGACGCAGCCCAGACTTGCTGATCATCGAGGACAAAGGATCAGGTATCAGCCTGCGCCAGATGCTAGCCCGTGAGGACATCCTGTCGTATCCATACAACCCCGGACGAGCGGACAAGCTCAGCAGATTGCATGCCGTATCACATTTATTTGCCCACGGGTTCGTTTGGGTAGTAGAATCTGACAAGCGGCCTGGGAATCCACGTTCCTGGGCAGACCCATTGATTACGCAGCTTTGCAGCTTTACTGGAGAGGGTTCAATTAAGCATGATGACTTTGTCGACAGCACAACTCAAGCGCTCAGGCTACTTGCCGATCGCAATGTGCTCTCAGTCACCAAGCCAACTCCAGAGAGACGCGAAGCTTCAAACAAACCGCAGTTAGTTAACCCCTACGCTGCATGAGACCGGAGAATTGAATGGCTGAACGTGATGATGACAACCTAGGCGAGATGATCGATCTTCCGGATGAGGACAGCGGTGTCGAGGATACAGAAGACGGCGGTGCGCTAGTCACGATCGACGAATCACCAACTCCGGCTGACTCAGAGTTTTATGCAAACCTTGCTGAGACAATGCCGTCCTATGAGCTGGCGAACCTAGGCTCAAGTCTGTGCGACATCATTGAGAAGGACAAGGAAGCTCGCAAGCGTCGTGATGAGCAGTATGAAGAGGGCATCAGACGTACTGGCCTTGGTGAAGATGCTCCTGGCGGTGCTTCATTCACAGGTGCATCAAAAGTTGTTCACCCGATGTTGACTCAAGCTTGCGTGGACTTTGCAGCTCGTGTCATGAAAGAGATGTTCCCGCCTGATGGTCCTGCTAAAGAAAAGATCGTCGGCGATCCAACCCTTGAGAAAGTAGAAAAGTCCCAGCGCATCACGCGTTACCTCAACTGGCAGATGACTCAGCAGATGCCTGAGTTCAGAGCTGAGCTCGAGCAGCTAGCAACCCAGCTCCCCTTAGGCGGCGGTCAGTATCTCAAGATCACTTGGGACGTGAACCGCAAGAAGCCAATGCCAATGTTCGTGCCCATCGATGATGTGTACCTGCCATTCGCAGCGACAAACTTCTACACAGCCGAGCGAAAGACCCACGTCCAATACCTCACGAAGATCGAGTACCAGAAGCGCATTGAAGCTGGTATGTACCTCGATGTCGACTTGGCCGTTGACCCATTGCCTCCTGAAGAGTCCAAGGCTGCCAAAGCTAACGACAAGATCGAAGGACGGTCAGCCGACACATACAACGTCGATGGTCTCAGAACCGTGTTCGAGTGCTACATCATCATGGACCTTGAGAACAAGGACGGATTGGCACCATACATCATCAGCATCGACAAGTCTACGCAGCGAATTCTCAGCATCTATCGCAACTGGGAAGAGGAAGACGAGACCAAGCAAGAGATGTATTGGTTAGTTGAGTTCCCATTCGTACCTTGGCGTGGTGCTTACCCAATCGGCCTGATTCACATGATCGGTGGCCTGAGTGCCGCAGCAACTGGTGCACTTCGAGCCCTGCTTGATTCTGCCCACATCAACAACTTCCCAGGTCTCTTGAAGCTCAAGTCAGGTGCTGGTGGTCAAACAGACCGCGTCGACCCGACCGAAGTCAAGGAGATCGAAGGCAGCTTCGGCCAAGACGACATCCGCAAGGTGCTCATGGCCATGCCATACAACCCGCCAAGCCCGGTCCTGTACCAGCTGCTCGGGTTCTTGGTTGACTCATCACAAAGCGTGGTTCGCACCACATTTGAAGAGCTTGCAGACAGCAACGCCAATACGCCAGTCGGTACAACCTTGGCTCGTCTTGAGCAAGGCATGGTGGTATTCTCAGCCATTCATGCTCGTATGCATGATGCCATGGCTCGTGTATTGAAGCTCTTGTTCCGCCTCAATAAGACCTACCTTGAAGAGTCAGAAGTCGTTGACGAAACAGGCGAGCTGCTAGTTAAGCGCAGCGATTTCGAAGGCCCGATGAATGTCGTGCCAGTCTCAGATCCCAACATCTTCAGTGAAGCCCAGCGCTTTGCCCAGGTACAGGCTGTCATGCAGCGTGCCCAGGCCATGCCACAGCTCTATGACCTCCGCAAGGTTGAAGAGATGTTCTTGGAGCGTCTCAAGATTCCTCAGGGCAAGGAGCTCTTGTTGCCGAAGCAGCAGCCATTGGAGCTGAATGCAGTCAACGAGAACATCGCAGCCACGATGCGCCGTCCGATCGTCGCGTTCCCTGAGCAAGATCACCTGGCCCACTTGCAAGTGCACCTTGACTTCATCACCAGCCCGATGTTTGGTGGCAACCGGATCATTGGATCTACTGCCCTGCCATTGCTGCTTGATCACGTTAAAGAGCACATGGTGCTGTGGTATGCGAACCAGATCTTCGAGGAAGCTTCAGATGCTGCCGAAGTCGACATTGGCGAGATTCAGAAGGACGCCTCGACCGAAGAGAAGAAGAGCCTGGACCAAGTACTGGCAGCCACGTCCCAAGTGGTCACCAAGCAAGCAGACGAGGCCTTCAGCAGCCTGCCACAGATCATCGAGCAAGCCATTCAGACCTTGCAGCAATTCGCACCGCCTCCGCCGCCAGATCCTCGGATCGGCGTCATGCAGAAGCAGGTCGAGGCCCAGCAAGCCAGAGACCAGGCCGATGCGCAGTTCAAGCAAGCCAAGCTGCAATCAGACACTCAAGCCAAGGCCATGGAGATTCAGGCCAAGAGCCAAGAACGTCTGCAAGAGATTCAGCAGCGGATGGCAGAGCTGCAAGAAGAATTCAAGAAGGAACTCATGCGTCAAGAGGCCGAGGATCGCCGCACACAAGCCCAGATCCGTGCTCGCCTCGAGATGAACGAGTCCGACAACCAAACAGCCAAGCAACTCGCTGCCTTAGAGGTGGCGACTGGCGAAAGAATCGGTGTAAGTACGGGCACCGGTATCAATCCCAATCCACGTGCACAATAAGGAGTTATCATGGAAGCAATAAAGCTACACAAATTGATGGCCATGGGAAAAGGTTATCCAAAGGCGAAGAAGATCTCCAGTGATCCTTCACCTATGGCCCCAATGCCCAATGCCGACTACAAGACGACACCTAAGATGAAGACTGAAACAGTCAAGGGTGAAGGCAATGGCGGTACAAATAGCCAGCGCGGTCGAGGTCCTAACCTGATCTCTACTGTTAT